CAGGGCGGCAGCGGCGTTGGTGGGGTGGTGGACGCGGCCCGGGCCGCTTCTGTCATCAAGCGTGCACGGCCTGCCGGCATCCCGACCTGGGCCCCGGAGGTTGGAGGATACTGGGACGCGGGCACGGGAGAGCGGTGGCTTGTATCCGCCACGCGCGTTGTGAACATCGTGATTCAGGGGGTGTCGCTGGTGCCCGGCCAGACACGGAACAACGCCGCAGCCGAGGCCATCATCCGCCGAGAAGTCGTCAAGCCTGGCGTCATCTATGGCCAGAAGATCGCCGCCATCATGGCCAACGAGCTGCCGTGGCTGCTGGACTGCACGATCTTGCTGAACGGTTCTGGCACGCTGTCGGCAGACCCTCGATCCACTGAAGTGGGGACGATCACATGGAACAGCTGACCTGGCTGCAGCAGAGCCTGCAGAAGCCCCGGCTCTCGGCCGTGGCCCGCGTCCTGGCCGAGGTATTCCCCCGCCAGGACGTGCCGCCCGTTGTGATTGGCGAAACGAATGCGACGCGAGGCACCTACAACAGCGCGTCGAGGCTGGCGCATGATCATCTGGAGTACCCGGGTCACATCCTCCGGTACCGCGAGTTCAATAATGGTGGCAACTATGTCAATCACGGCTGGGCGCGCCCTTATACCGACCACATCGGGATTCTTGGCGGTCAGGTCACGGTGGCGAACGACGGATTCATGGTCGGGATTATCAAGAACGTCGACGGCTATGACCCGGCCCGCAATCCGTGGTACCTGCGTTCAAACAACATGCAGGCCGGCGCAAGCGAGTCTGTAACGGGTGATACGGGCGGTGAAGGCCGTCGTGTCATCGGAGAAGGTGTGAGCGCGTTTGCGTCAATGGTGCCCGCGCTGGCCGGCCTGTTAACGAGCGATGACGGCGGTCCGCTAATGGATTCCGATGGTACAATCCTGCTCGTGGATGCACTGACATTCGAGGAACCGCTTTCGCGCGGATTCACCTCGATCCAGTGGCTTACCGAATCCGAAACGAGACGCTGATGAAGTATTTCTCACCCACTGACGAATCGTCGAATCCGGCGAACAGTCAATACAACAACATGCGGCAGCCGCCGGCAAGTCTGATGACAACCGGCTTTCTGGGAGCTCGCCCGGGGCGCATCGGCTCCCCTGTGGCTGCCGAGTGGTTCAACTGGCTGTTCTCGCAGCTGACACTGGCGGCGCCGTTCTTCCTGGAGAAGCCGTCGTCCGGCACGATCGACATCCCGAACCTGTTCCACTTTCGTGCTAACGGCGTGCAGTCGATCAAGGCCTTCGAGATCAGGGGTTTTGCCGATGACGGCAGTCTGTCGAACCGGAAGCTTGTGGCTGTGCCGAGCTACGTGATTGGCAGCACCGTGACGCCCATCAACGGCGTGACCGTGACCGGCAGCATTATCACCATCAACGTCAACACAACGTGCGGCAGCGCGTCGAAGTACGTCACCATTCAACCCATGACGGAGCGTCCGTAAAATGGCACTGACCACCACCGAAGAGAACCAGTTGCGCGAGTTGCTGCGTCGCATGAATGCTACGCAAAACGGGAAGACCGCCGATCAGTTACCGGTTGCATCAAGGACATACAACCTGGGCCCGTATGTCGCCAAGTCGAATCAATCCAACGCTCTAACGACCGTTCCTCGAAACATCCTCGTTGCCGACCTTCTCAGCGCCGAGCCGCCGGGCTGGGTGTCGAACATCTCTTCAGCGTCCAACTCACTGAACCATCTAATGACCCGCGACGCCACGAGGTCGGAGATCACCAGGATGACCAGCAACGAGATCGCGGCAAACGGTCGCGCGGCTGCGGCCGCCCAAAGCACGGCGAACACGGCGAATGGCAACGCGCTGAATGCTCAGAATCGCGTCGGATCAATCGAGACGTGGAAGACATCGACGGTCACGCCAGAGCTGCGGCAGCGGTACAAGGCGATTGGTGCCGTCTTTGCAAGCAACCCGGGCATTCAGGTTGGCGCACTGAACCAACCTGGTGTTGGCATCGGTCCGCGGACGCACCGATTCCCTGTGCCGATGGCCGAGAATCCGCTGATCCTGTTCAGTCTCTATGGCGATGTGAACTACCCGCGGTTCGAGCTGATCAACGAGAACGGAAAGATCACGGGGTTCACACTCTTCCATCAGCCCACGGCAGGGCTGTGGATGGCAGTCGGTATTCCGGCCTGACGATCACGGCGTGCTAGAATCAATCGGGCCGGGACCTCCGGCCCGTGTCATTTCTGCAACCGGTTTCAGCAATGGACCTCAACGACTTCCAGCGCCTGGCCACGATCGTCACCCCTATCGCGCTCGCGTGGGTGGCCGCGATCCAGGCTCGTATCACCAAGCAATCCGATCAACTGGCCGACCTGGAGCGCCGGGTCATGCAGGCCCGTGTGGAAGCTCAAAAGGAAGCCGTGAGCCGCAGCGAGATCGAGCGACTGTCGGCACAGATGGGGCAGATGTTGGCCATGATGCGCCAGCAGACAGGACAATTGTCCAGACTGGAAGACCGAATGGAGAATCGCCGTGGCTGAGCCCAATACCCGCGACCTGGAGCGCCTGAAGGGCGTGGATGCTGTCCTGGCCGCTGTCACCCTGCAGGTCATCCGCCGTCACCCGGTGGAGTGCCACGTGTCGGAAGGTCTGCGGACCAAGGAACGTCAGCGCGAGCTGGTAGCCGCCGGCAAGTCCCGGACCCTGGACAGTAAGCACCTGACCGGGCACGCGGTTGACCTGATCGTGATGCCCGGAGGCAAGCCGGACTGGAGCCCCAAGGCCTACACGGAGTTGGCCCGGACCTTCGCACAGGTGGCGCTGGAGTTTGGGCTGCCGGTGAGGTGGGGTGGATCCTGGCGCTGGATCAGCGGCCCCAACTGCCATGACTACCCGTTCCTGGCCGCCAAGTTTTTCGATGGACCGCACTTTGAGGTGGAAAGGTGAAACTACTGATTGACGATTGGAAACGGGCATGGCGACTGCTGAGCGTGCAGGCGGCCGCTGTGCTGATTGCATTGGAGCTGGCGGGCGACTACCTGCCTGAGATCAAGGAGTACCTGGGTGATGATTACGCCAAGTGGATGGGCCTTACTGTTATCGTCGCTCGCGTCGTCCGCCAGACGCCTGCCCGTGTGGGTGCTGACACACGCCGTGGCGGCACTGGCCGGGATGTGGATACTGCACCAGTGGCACGAGACGAAGAGTGATGCCCAGCATGTGCGAGCCCTGGAGCAGATCCGCCTGGCTGAACAGGCAGGCATCAAGCGGGCCCAGGCGATCGACCGGAAATACCAGGCTGAGCTGCGCCGTCTGCGGGCTGCTGCTGGCAAGCACACTGGCAGCCTGCACGACCGTAACGCCTCCGGCACCGGTCACACCGTCAGTACTCCAGGAGGCACCACCGGCTGGCGACTTTCGGATGAGGCTGGAGCATTTCTTCGGGGAGAAGCCGACCGGGCCGACGAATTGAAGGCCTGGGCCGATGCCTGTTGGCAGTACGTGCAAGGACAGCAGAAATGAGAAAGGGGCCGAAAGGCCCCTTTTACTTTACCGCCGATCCGGATCAGTCACACTTCTGACTGACCAGCTCGAACAGCTCCCGGCCCCAGCGGCGTGTGCTTGGCACGGAGGCGTGGCGCATGGCCCGGGCCAGCTCGCGGGCTTCGTAGCAGGCCGTCGGGTCGCTGGCGGCCACAGCCGACTCCGTGTCGGCAATCTCCTTGGTGGCCTCGTAGCGTGTCACGCCGCCCAGCAAGCCGAGGTCGGTGGCTTGAAGGAACCGGAAGACCCGCTGAGCCCGCACGGAGAGCCCGTAGGGCTTGCAGTCAGGCCCCAGGTAGTTGCACCAGTTGGCGGCCACAGCGCCGCGGTAGGCAGCCTCGGTGGCATGGACGGACGCAGCCTGAAGCAGGGCAACGGCAGCGATGAAGAAGTAGGCGACGAAGACAATGACGCGATTCATGACTCACTCCGCGGTGGTGATGTCAACAAGGAACTGGTCTTCATGGAACCGGGCGTGACACGTGGCGTTGCCGATGCGCTCGTGGTAGATGAAGCCACCTTCGACACCGATCTCACCGGCCCGCTGAGCCAGGGCATCGGCACCGATCAGATTCTGCTGGTGCGGCAGCATCTTGTGGACGGCGATGGTCTCGCCGGATTCATCGGCCACGCCGACGACGTAGGGGCCGACCTGGAACCAGCCGGGGGTGAAATCGCCGTCATCGATCTCGACCGCCAGGGCGTCGTAGGTGCTCTCACGGAGGGCGGGTTGTGTGATGGCCTGCAGCGCGTTCCAGACACGGGTCTCGCGGCGCATACGGGCGTCAGCGCGTTCATCCGAGGCTTGCATGCGTTCTTCTTCGGCTCTCCAGCCGTAGGTGGTGGTGGTCATCATGGCTTACTCCTTGGGTTGTGCCCGGCACCGATGGCCGGGCGTGTGGATGATGGATCTGTCAGATGTCGGTGTCAAGCAGCTCAGCCACACCCAGCCGGCAGGCCACGACGAGCCATTCCATGGGGGCGATCGTGACAGGATCCGTGCCGCGGTTCAAGATGGCCACTTTGACCTCCTGCTCGGCTGTGAGCGCCGTGGTCAGCAGGACGCACATGTCCAGCTTACAGTTGCCCTTCTGGAAGGACAGAGCAAGCGGCCCGTGGGTGTAGAGCCCGGTGTGGATGACCTGCACCTGGCCCGGTTGGATCGTGACGGTCTCGGCCGAGGCCAGCAGGAGGTGATTGACTTCCATCCACTCGTATCGAGCATCGGGGATAAGCTTCTCAAACATGGTTGCATGCTCCTTGGAAAAGCCTCCGGGCGGAGGCGTGGTTGATTCAGTCGTCCAGTTCGCACTCGAAGATGACGGGCAGGACGATGCCCAGGAACTTGTGTGACCGCAGGATGGCCTCGGCTTGCATCCGGGCATCCAGGTTGCGGGGGTTGACGGCCACGCCGCCGAGGCGGATCTGGGCGACAGCCTGGCGGCGACCCTTGAAGTCGCAGGTGTACAGGACGCCCTGGTTGTCGATCAGGGCGGACAGGGCGTTGGCGGCGTAGGCGCGGATCAGGTGGCGGTTCATGGTGCTACTCCTTTCATGTGAGCCCGTGTGGGCGGTGTCGATGGGGTGAACTATACGCTCACCCCATCCCGGGGTCAACTGCCGTTCGTCGGTCAGATCGTCTTCAGCAGGTGCTTGCGCTTCTCACGGACCAGGAAGCGGGATTGGGACCAGCCGCCGCAGTCGGAGCAGCGGTATCGCTGGTACCTGCCGGCCACGGTGGTTGTGAAGCCGCGGGGAACCACGTTGATGGAGCCGCAGCGCGGGCAGTGGTGCGCCTCTTCCTCGCGCCCCTGTGACTGCGGCACCAGGCCGGCGAACTGCGGCCCACGGGCCCAGGGTAACACGTTGTTGAGCAGCTCGCACATGGCTTCCACGTCCATGTTGTTGTAGAGCCGCATTTCGCGTTCTGCTTGCGGGTTGCGGTTTAGCCACTCGATCCAGAGCTGGAGCCCGGGGAAGCGGCTGTGTGATCGCTTGGACCGCTGCTGATCCTTGGTCAGCCACGCCAGCTTGTAGGAGGCCTGGCCGCCGATCTGGCGGGCAATCAGCATCGTGTCCAGGATCTTGGGCTTGGGCAGGGGCTCGAGCCCGCAGCGGTAGAAGGCCCCGTTGATCATCGGCCAGTCGAAGCGGGCACCGTTGTGGGCCACGATGTGAGTGGCGTCCTTCAGGACATCCCACAGGGCCGCGACCAGCTGCTTGTCGTCCCGCTGATTGGCCTGCTCGAAGGTGGACAGGTACTGGGCCTTCTTGACCTTGCCATAGACCCACTCGGACCATGAGAACGAGATCAGGGTGGATTCCTGCTGGATGTGGTCGATGGTCAGGACCTGCTTGCCGGTGCGCCAGACGTAGGCGACACACGGAGCGGTCTCGATGTCGAGGGCGATGACGCGGGGCGCGTCATGGGGTTTCTTGGGTTGTTTCACTTGGCGTTGTCCAGAATGGAGGCTGCGAGCTGGGCCATCTTCTCGATGCCCCTATCGTTGCGGAAGATGATATCGCCTTTCATGCGGGTGATACCAGCCTCGGACGCATGAGCGGGCACGGCGAGCATATCGGCGGTCGGTTTTCGCTGGACGTGGATGATCGTGCCACCAAGCCCACGGATCAGCTCCGCCTCATTGTCGAACCGGATGTCAGGCACGCACACGCAGTGGGCTTGATCGTCTACCTCATGCCGCCAGACACGCAGCCACAGGTCGGGCAGCAGGGAGCGCCCCCACTCCGTGCCCAGGGTCTGCATCATGACTCGAGGGGTCACAGAGCCGTCCAGAAAGGCCACAGGGGTGTTTTTGGACAGGTCTGATACATCCACCCCAATGGAGGCCAGCATGCGCTTCAGCGGCCCGGCAAAGGGCTGCTCGGCGTACTTCTGGCCACAGAACTCAACAAGCCGGCGGAACTCGCCTGCCAGTGTGGACTTGCCCGACTGTGCCGGGCCTGCGATACCGATGAGGATCATGGGTCTTGCCTCTACGTGGAAACGCCCCAGGAACCGCTCCCGGGGCTTTGCTGGGTGTGAATGATGGGCGATCAGGCGCGGGCTTGTCAAGGCCGTCTGTCGGCTACATACCAGTCGCCCACCTTCTTCCTGACAATCAGCGGTACCGGCGGAAGCAAGGCCTCGCCAAGCTTCTTGCCCGCAATCTTGGGACTCCGTGGCTGGCCATTGGACCTGAAGCCATGATCGCGCGTCGCGGCGTCGATGACGGCCCTTTGCCACAGCGATTCGGTCACACCGCACACAACGGCCCGGAGGGCAGTCACGAACGGTGTATACGGACCCGCGGCCCTCTCCAGTGCCCGCAGACGGGCTTCCAGTGTCTCGCCAAGCGGCTCGCTGGCGCGCACGAACGAGACGCTGATATCCCACTGTGCCGGCGGCGAGGCCAGCGGGTCGGAACTTTCGATGATCCGCCCATACTTGCTGTTCCTGCCGACAAGCACAACAGGCAGATCGCCGCACCGAAGGGCGAAGTATTGCCGGTCACGGCGCCCTCCGGGGCCCTTCCCGCCGACGGCTTGCACATGGGTTGTCCGTGGCTTGCGCCCTGCCTGTTCGCCCAGCGGGCGGACCCATTCGCCATTCCCGGCCAGCGCCAGCTTGCCAACCGCCCCAAACGACTCCAGCCGCTGGGCTCGCAGCAGGCTACGGGCCTCCGCGGCCTGCCGTGTCTCATGCCTCCGCGCTTCCGGCGCGGCATTCAGCCATCGGCCCACGGCGCGCCTGGCTGCGGTCACAAGGGCGTTGTCATTGCCACTGGCGCCGTGCTCAGCCTCACCCCTTGTCGCGCCGAGCAGGCAGCCGCCCGCACGGTTCTCCGGAATCATCGTGACCAGCACACTGGTGGCGGACCACGGGTGCCCCGGGATCGGTTTCCACGTGCGGGCGCCGGCAATCCGATCGAGGGATGCAAGCACATCATTCGGCACGCACAAGGTGGCCGACCGGATCGTGTCTCTACTGCGTGGCATTGCACTTCTCCTTGCACCGGCCGGCAACAGGATGCCGCCTTCATTTCCGATGCGTGTTTCAAAGCCTGTATCTTACCCCACCCCCGAGTCCAAAACAAGCCTTCTGGAAAAGTATCGGTTTCAAAACAGGGGGGGCGGAAAATTTTGGGCGCTCTACTTTTCGCGACTCTTAGAAAGAGACTATATAGTTATCCACAACCCTACATAGAAGGTGCGACTAACAATAAATAGAGCGCCCAAAGGCACTTTTCCAGTCTTTATGCGGTTCTTCAGGGGGTGGGTCTACTTACATGGTCGCTGCAATAAAATTTTTCTTACAGCAACCATGTCAGTTACCCTACCCCCTGTTTTTTGGGGTGGGGGTGGGGTAAGTTGCAGGGTCCGGCGGGTTAGTTGCAGGCACTTGAAACCGATACTTTTGGCGCTTGGGCGCTCTACTTTTCATGAAAAAAAAGCCCGCCGAAGCGGGCTTAGAGCCTGTGGATAACCTGTGGATAACTCAGGCTCAGAAGGGCAGCTCTCCGGTCGAATCCGCCCCATCTTCGGGCGGTGTGATTGCCCCTTTGGGCACTGTGATTGCATCCTTCGGACGGGACTGGCCGGACCAGTCGGAGCTCCCCTCCGGGTTGTGCCGGGTCGGCCTCAGCGGGTCCGGGTGCCCCCTTGGCCGGTCCACTGATCGGGGAGGCGTGTGCTCGCTGTCAGAGGCCTGTGTGGCGCCCCGGATCAGCAGCATGGCACCCTTGGCACCCAGCTCACCCCCCATGTCCGCCTTCATGGCAGCCAGCAGCCTCCGGCAGTAGGCGGCCGACACGTGGATGCAGATCAGCTCCGCCTCATCGGCTGGCGCGGTCGATTCCTTCTCGATCCGGTACATCAGGGCGCCCGTGTCCGGATCGTGGTACTGGCACACGCGGCAGGCGCCAAAGTCAGGATCGCCCTCCTGGCCAGCCACGGGGGTATCCGGCGTCCAGTCGGCGGCGCTCATGCCTTCACCCCCTGTGCACGGCCGCGCATGGCCAGGGAGGCCACGGCAAGGGTCTTGGCGGCTTCCCGGCCCTTCGGGTAGATGGCCTCCACAGCCACCACCAGATTGCCGTTCCTGCCCCGTGTGGCCGCAAAGACCCGGCCCTTGGCCGTGAAGATGGACACGTGACCAACAGCCGCTTCAATCAGCATCTGGCCGGCGTCAGACCGGCTTTTGCCGCGCAGTCCGTAGGCATTCAGAACGTCCAGCAGGCACTGGGCTGGGGGGTTTTCGTAGATCATGGTTGACTCCTTGTCAGTCCCAGCGCCAATCGCCAGGCACGGGATGGATGCTACAGGCCGGTCGGGGTGGCGTCAAATCGACCCGACGAGCGGCAAAAAGAAACCCGGCGCGGGGCCGGGTTCCGGGTATTCACGCCGTGAATATGTTCAGCCGATGGCTTCCGACGCGATGCCGTGGACTTCCTTCAGCAGCTCCAGCATCCGGAGGGCCTCGCCCTTGTCGTCGGTCACGGACAGCCTGTAGTAGCCGCTGCCGTGGACGTAGACCAGGTACAGGCCGTCGCGAGACATGGCGAAGACAAGCCGGGCGCCAATCGGCGTGCCGTAGTCCTCCAGAAGCTTGGCACCCACCGTGTGGGCCTCGATGGCGGCCAGTTTCTGCTGATAGCCGGCGTCACCGGCGTAGGTGATGATCGTTTGCATGTTCGTTGCTCCGTAGGGTTGCCCGAGCCTGAGCCCGGTGTGATTGGATGATGAGACTGGCGTGACTGCCCTGTCAATACCCGACGACGTACGGCAGGTCAGCTGGGTCCACGCGGGCCGGGGCGTGGTACTGGCCCGGTTTCTCCAGCACGCCGGTCCGGGCGGGCATGTTGATGCCGAGCGCCAGGGTT